CCCATCATCATTTTTTTACCTTTAGCTTTCATAGGAGCTGAAGATCCACCTGTTCTTGCTTTTGAAGTCATAACACCGCCGCCTTTTTTCATAGCTCTACCTCTAGCGTCAGCAGTTTTCTTAACCAATGCTCTACCTTCTTTATCAGCCATCATGCCGCCAGCTTTATAACCTTTTACTTTACCGCCAGCTTTTTTGTTTTTAATCTCACGAACAACACGAGCTTTTTCATCTTTAAGATTTCTTTTGCCTTTAGCAGAATAACCTTTTTCTGCATCAACTCGACCTAATTCTTCAAGTTCATTCATGCGAGAAGTGTTTCCACCTTTCTTCATTTTTTTAACCTTACCACCTTTTTTCATCATAGCGCGACCACCTGCATCTGCCATCATTCTAGGGTCATTAGCATAACGCCCCATTGCCATAGCACGACCTTCACGATCTGCCATACCACCCATATTCATTTTCTTTACTGCTTTTTTCATGTCTTTCTCCTTAGTGAACTCTCGTCCGATTGATTGTTTAACGCCTACTTTTTTAGCAAACTCTGGGTTATTAGCCACTGCTTGCATAAACTTTTTCTGCTTTTTACTTTTTACGGGCATTACTTATTGATCCTATTACTTGAAGCTTCAGGCTTTCTTGGTTTAGCGCCTTCATCTTTAATAACTTCTTTTTTATTAAATAACTTTTGTATGGTATTAGTTTCCCAAATGCGAATACCTATCCATATAATAGTAAATAATGAAGCCAAATGTGGTAACCACGACATCATGGTACCCACAGCAGTAAAGATAGCTGATAAGTCTATTAAGTGTTTTGTTGTCTCATCCATTTTTAACATTTCCATCGTTTACGTGCTTGACGCAATCTAGAGTTAGGGTCTTTAGCAGCTTTAGGAAACTTCTTCATTTGTCCTGCCGATCTTGCACAAAATGACTTACGTCTCTTTGCATCTTTAGAACCTTTCTTAACTTTTCCTGTTACAGCTGTTTTAAGTTTGGAACCTGGGTTTGCAGCTCGATAGGCTTTTACGCCTTTCTTTGTCATTCCCGCTCCTGTTTTAGTCTTTCTAAAATTACCTGACTTAACCGAAGTCTTTATTCCCATTCCCTTTTTTCTAGGTGTCGCCATCTATACACAATCTCCTTGTGATTCAAACCAACGCCTTAATTCCTCAAGGCGCTTATCATTACTGATTGGTTTGGGCTCTTCGTCCATAGTTTATCCACAGAATACCGTTAATGATGTCACAGCTGCTGTTTGAGTTACTACTCCAAACGTTGTTTGTGGCTCATTTCCGTTAATTAAAATTCCGTCGCCTGGTAAAGCCATCTGTTGTGACTCTACGTTAGCTGGAGTAGCTATACTTAATAAAACTCTATCTGATGCCGCATTACCGTCTAAGGTTAATGTGACACTACCTGCTCCTGCAGAACCTACAAAATAAAATCCTTTCATCCTCGCTCTTGGTAGAGCCATGCCATCAGCAATAGCGTTTCCAATACTTACATTGGTTGCTACCGCTGCACTTGATGAAATGCTAGTGATTCTAGAATAGTAGTTTGTAGAAGTTGCAGTGCCAGAATCAACACCATCTACAGTTTCAGTGGTTACTGACTGAGATAAATCCCCAGCTACATATCCAGTGATAGTAAATGTTGCGGCAGTTGCGTCTCCTGCACAAGTAAATAGAATTTGATAGCCAGCCCCGTTATCTAGAGGCTGGTTAGTTATTAATGTTATATCACCAGCACCACCAATAGCGGCAGCGGCTCGATATAACGTAGCTGAAAAGCTAGGAGTGACGGCCCATATATCTGTTGTTATAGCCATGTCTATCTCCTATATGTTAGCTAAATGGTGTCACTGCTGGTGCAGCAACATTCGGATTAATTAGAGTCGCTTCTACAAACCAAACGCCATTAACGCCTGCACCTGTAACTGCTTTACATCTAACTATAGATCCATATTCACCTGCAGAAGTAGTTGCAGTTAATGTGATTGTAGTAGCTGCTACGGCAGGGAAAGTTTCTTGAGCACCTCCACCATCGTCTACAACTAAAGCTGAACCATAAAATGCGTCAGTAGCTCGTCCAGTATTAATTACTACAGTATTAGCGCCTGATAAATCAGCATTTAAGAAAAATTCAAACTCCATACCTGTATTGTTTACTTGGTCAGGGTTTGTTGGGTCGTTAGCCGGAGCAGTTGCATTAATGATTGGTAAGTTCAGTATATAACCTGCATCGGTTAATATAAGAGTTTTACCTGCGTGTCCAGGGGACACTACGTTAGCTGGTGTTACACCAGGAGCACTAGGTGCTACGGGAAGGACAGTTAATGCTGTGGTACCTGCAGTCATTGTAACTACATTGTTGACGCCTGCGCCAACGAAACCACCTAGCGATTGAACTGGACCTGAAAAGGTTGTTTTTGCCATGATATTTCTCCATACAAAGTTTAAGCTTATCCGTCGTGTATGCGTCTGCTGGGGCAGTCTGATAAGCGGGTAAATCCCAGATAATTAATGTTACACGTTTTCATGCCATTATACAACAAAAAAGGGACCGAAGTCCCTTTATATAAAGCTTTGAAATTACTTGTTCATTACGTACATTGTTACTTCAAAACCGAAACGCATTTCAGTTGCAATTGGTGTTGTCCACATAATATAATCTCCTTTATTTTAAATTTCAGCATTGCTGATATAAGAATTATATATATTTATTTAAGCTATATGCTGCGTAAAATCATGAGTTTAATCAAATTCAGGCACAACTAACGGCTTACTTTGTTTAGTGTTTCGTAGTTCTTCTTCAGGTAATATATCTTTTAACTCTTCACTATAATAAGTATTGGGGTTTTTATGTTTATCTGGATTGTTTTTTATGTCTTCCATTATCTCATCATAATAAGAAGTTCCTTCAGGCGGTCTATCATCAATTTCGACTCCATCTATAACTCCCTCGCATTTACGCGCAAGTGTTGCAAATTGTGGCGGTAGTTTTTTATTATTGTATCTTTTGCACATCTTTAATAATTCTAATTGCTGGGCTAACTCCATGTTTTCTAAAATTAAAGCTTTAGTAGTATCAGTGCAGTTACTTCCTAAATACCAAGTCCACCTAACTCCTATGCTTTTTGAATTTCCATCTCTTCCTTCAATACGATTATTTGTACTCCCACCATTATCATTATAACGACTCATATTGTCTGATTCATCTAGTCTATAGTCAGAGTAAACAGATACATCCCCTGTTTGACATTGTTGAAAATATCCTTGTAAATAGTCATTACGAGCGTAAGCCAAAGAACCGTATAGTGACGTCAATACTGCAATAGTAGGAGTCACCGGAAATACAGCTAAAAATATAAGTGCTTTAACGGTTAAGGTCTTTAATGTCATAGGAATGTTCTCTAACTTGATCTGCAAGCACCCTATATAAATCTTCACCCATTCTCATAGAGGCTCTTAATTCTGCTAATTCTGCTTTTACTTCTGCTATTTCTTTATTTGTGACTTGCTTAGAGTCATTTAGTTTTTCTTTATGTAATATTATTTTTTCTTGTAGCTTTACAATATAGCCAGCATTTCTTTCTACTGTATCAGTTAGATGGACAATATATTTAACTCCCGTAAAAGTACCCACGACTACAGAAGCTACAATAGGGACCATAACTATATTACTTTTGAGGGCATCAACAATTTTCATATCTTTATTATACTCCTATAAAAAAGAAAACCCGACAGAGAGGAGCCGGGTTTTCAGAGGAGGTGCTTTAATTACGCACCGGGTGAACCCCACATACCGAGAGGATCTGACCAACCAAATGAATATCTTTCACGGGCTTTATATCTTACGTTGCCTGTGTCGAAGTCACCGTCCATAGAAGTAGTAAGCGGAGTTCTTTCGAAATGCTTCATACCGTTAGGAACATCAGTTGTTAAGAAATACGCATCACCGTCTGTTAAGAAGTGATTAATTGTATAGCCTTCTGGAATTGCACCATTATTTCTTAATGCGTTAAGGTCGTTATCAGCTGTACCAACACGAAGTTGAGTATCTAATAAACGAGTAGCAACGAATTGAAGAGCTGGTGGAATAACCAATTTACGTGGTTTAGCTGCAATTAATAAACCTCTTTCATCAGTCCATGCTGCGATTTGAATCACTGCGTTTTCTAATGCTGTTTCGTTAAGGTCTGTTGCAACTGCTTGTACGTTACTGTTTGTACCACCTGAAACTAATGGGTGGTTAGTAACTGCACCGCCAGCGGCTGTACCAAATAATGAACGCGCATCGCCACCTAAGAAAGCACCGTTGAAGCCATTGTTTAAAACGTTAGCTGCACGAACTTGCTTAGTATTTGCCATTGAACGAGCAAGAGCTTTAGTATAACGAGCTGAAAGACTATCATATAGATTATCTTCAACCGCTTCTTCAGTTAAACTGAATCCTAAAGCAATTGTTACGTGGTTATATCTAGCTGTAAAAGCTTCTTGTGCGTTGTCATACGCAATAGCTGCTCCCTCAGACTTAAGGGGTGCGGCTGCAAAGCCAGCTAGTTTTGTTTCTTCTTCGAATGAGCGATCTGAAGATTCAGTTTCGTAAATCTCTTTATGCTCTTCTCCGTAACGCTCATACTCTAAACCGAATAGTGCGTTAAGTCCTGGTAATAGCTCCTTAAGGAGCTGGGCTCTTGAAATTGCCATAT